ATTTTGACAGCCACCTGGGCATCATAGGAAATCGTAGTACCATCTTTCAAGGTTTCCTGAAAGGACAATACTTCTCCTGAGTCTGCCGCTGCACGCATGACTCTGTAAGGGCTGTCCGCCTTTGAATTGTCGTACTTGAATTTGTATTTGAGATCGCCTAAATCTCCAATACCGTTCTCATACTGCTTATTTTTGTCTGTCAGACAAGTATTTTCCACCTTTTCTGGTTCAATACCGACATCCGGCACTTCTTTTAATCCCGGAAGATCTGTATAAGTCGCTGTAGAACCAGTTTTTTTCTTATAACCCAATTTTGCGCCATTAACTAACATGTTTTACCTCCTAGTTAAAAAATGTCATCTCTGTGTCAACATCGATGATAACTTCATATCGCATCACTTTATGTTTCAGACCGCTCGGGTCATCCACATCCATGCACTGTGTTCTTTTAAGTCCTAACTCAGACATCACTTCATCTACTGTAAGCGCCACCTGGGACGTGCTCTTTGTATCCCAGATATCAACTCTATACCGGCAAAAAGACTTTTCTTCCTTGTCGGTATATTCATAGACCTTGTTTTCTTCTTCGACGTACTCTATCGCCGGAAGTTCTGTCCAGTTTTTCGGATATGTATCCGAAACATTTTTAAGCTTTTTAGACAAAGCCTCAAATATCTGGTCTTTAACATTAATCATAGTTCGCTCACTTTCTTTCTGACATATTGTTCATATTCATTCGAGATTTCATCAACATGATCGACAGCAGCCGGATAGAGATACGGCCTGGCCGGTTGGCCTTTGGTATAATATCCAATGACCAGATCACCATCTTTTGCAATCCCGAAACCATATTCTAGTGCTTCTGCCTCAGACATAGCGCTAGCCGGTATCATCCAGCCCGTTTGTCGATAGGCTACTGCTACATTCGGCGATATGCCAGCATGCTCTTTCTCACCGTTTGGGCCTGTACCAAATTCTACATATGCTGCATAGGCTTTGTTTGTATAACAAATACCCGTTGCATGGTCTTCTGTTCCGTGTACATCCGTATAAATTGAACCTCTAAGCTCGCCAGTTTTGACACGGACATTACCTTTTGCTGCCTCCTGGACAACCGATATCGCCCGTGCTGTTGGTTCTCTTACATCTACATTGGTCAGCTTATCTAATGCTGCCGTGACAGCCTTGAGTCCTTCTACCGACAATTTTCTCAACCTCCAAGCAAAGATGCTGATACGTTTTGACAGAAATGATTCTGTAGTCCGGTTCGGCCTTTTCCGGAACATACAGGCAAATGGCATCATTCTCGCAGAAGCTTGTGCCGTTTTTCAGCTTATACATGTATGTTCCATTTTCTTCCACTATTTTGTATGAGCCGTCGATAAGCATATTCTGAATGTAGTTCAGTTGCTCACCATACATGGCCGCCTGCACTTTTCCGCCTGCCGGCCAAACCTGTGCTTTTACCATACCGGTATTAACAAAACTTTCAATTTGACCGCCCTCAGCGTCCTTTTTAAGCACTCTCTTTTTTACGTATACTGTTCTTAACTCATTTCTTTTCAAACGCATGTCCGCCCACCCTGGCCAGCCTGTATCTATTCAGAACGTCATATACCTGTTTTGGTGCAGTGTCGAAGGCGTATGTTGCGCCGCCTTCACTCCTGCTTGTCTCTCCTTCTGTCCCCATCCGATTGATAGCAATCACTGACAAATCAACGACTACTCCGTTCAGGACGTCCGGGATTTTTGTCCGATTGGTATATCCCTTCACAAACTGTTCAGCCTTTTCTATCATGATGTTGATAAGTTCAATATCCTCTTCGCCAGTCAGTTTCCTGACCTTTTCGAAATTCTGCACCTAGATCACATCCTTTAAGGCTTCCTGAAGCTCCGCCTTTGTAAGGGCAGAGTATCCGGATATTCCTTTTTCTTTTGCCAATTTCCGCAGATGAGTTGTATCCATCTCAAATACATCAGCAGTTATTTCTGCCACATCTTCCGACATTCGGCTGGATCCCATCTCTTCGTAACCTGCTGCCTTTAATTTTTCAATCATATCAGAACTTTCGGCGACACGTTCAATGTTACCTCTGATTAATTTCATACCTTCCTCCGATTACTGCGCATCTTTAATATTCAAGAAGATGCTGTCCAGTTTATTATCCAATACCCACAGATCATGAAATCTTCTGTAGTCCATGCTCCATGCGTCAGCTTTCTGGTATGTATTCGGGTCAAAGATTCTCATTTTGTCCTGCTTAGAGATTGCCAGTGGTGTTGTTCTCGGCAGCACAAGGAAGTTGATGTCTTTTGCGCTTGCGCCTTTTGCATATCCACCTTTCTTCTGATCGGAAGTTTTGCCGTCGTTCATTTTGATAGCTGTGTACATACGATTGGATGGTGTAGAAATGATCGGAACACCATCTACTGCAGGAACGATTGTATCAATGCCTCCCTTGGAGAATGTCACAGTTGTAATCTTTCCAGCAAGTTCCAATTCAAGTTCAAGAATAAAGCCAGGTGTAGCATGTACTACCAACGGACCGTTATATCCATTGTCCCTGACCGCTTTGATACCTTCTTTGATTTTTCTGAGTGCAGATGTGCTGGCTGCTCCTGGCGTATACCCATATTCAATCATGCCGGCTTTCGCAGCAAGAATAGTGTCTGATGCAATTTTAGAAATACGATAAGCATCGATTTCCGGAATGACAAACATTCTCTGAAACTCACCCATAACAGCAGCGGCTGTTGTTACGAAGTTATTTTCATTCACATCCATAGAATCAAGCTGGAATTTACGGCCTCTGTCCTGTGTCATCCTTCTGGTTTCATACTCCAGAGTAACAGCGCCCTGTACATAGCCTTCATCTCTGTCGTAATCCCCAAGGCCCTGTACACTCATTTTAGGAATCTTTACTTCTGCACCACCGTTATAAATCACCTGTCCGGCATTGCTTTCCATCCAGCCTGTTACTGCATCCTGTACTGCAACCTTATCAAGTGTATTCTGAAATAATGTTGCTGTTGCTAATGTATTAATTGCCATATTTTAAGCTCCTTTCTTACATGCGCCCCATCATCAGCGCTTCAACCTGTTTTTCCAAATCGTTGTCATTTTTATCAGGCGCTTTCTTCATCGGGTCGCCACCCTTCAAGCGTTCTTGCACAGCCGCTTCAACTGCTGCCTGGAATGCCTTTTCAACCGCATCAATAGATTTGTTGCATGATTCGGCATCTGTATAATTCAACACCTCTGCAAGGCCTGCAGGCAGTTTCTTTTCAGCCAGCGTATTTTTAGCCTCGGCCATCATCTCTTTTCTGGCCACAGCAGACTCCCTGTCTGAAAGTTCTTTTTCTTTCTTCTGCTGCATATACGCCGCTTTCTCCTCTTTGTTCATTTTTGCCAGTTTTTCAGCCTCAGAAAGCTTATCGTCTGTCAATGCCTGCCATTTCTGCTGCGCATTGCTCACTGCTGTGTCAATCGCTTTCTGAACACGACGGTCAAATTCTGCCTGATTTCCTTCCTGGGCAAGAAACCCATCGAAAGTCAGTGGTTCATTGTTCGCACCATTTGCACCAGCTCCGCTGCCGTCGCCGCCCTCGTCGCCGCCACCGTCTCCTTCTGCAAATAACTGTAATGTCATCATTGGAAATTTATTTTTTTTCATGTTCTATCCTTTCCACCCCAGCCCATTCAATTAAGCCCAGGCCATTGTTTTAAGATTTTAGTTTTACGACATTTCGGTCACATCGTTTACACTATCCGGACATTCTCCGGAAACATATTGGCAGTTACACAAACGCCAATAAAAAAGGAATCTATCAGAGTTTTTGATTTTTCTGACAAATTCCTATGTTTTATATCAACCCATCCCGGTTTGATATCGTATTCAATTTTGTCATCCGTCAAATCAATAATGGATTTAATTAATGTTTCTGTCAGTGCCGTCACTGCTGCACAGACAATGTCTCGCCCTTTTTCTGCATAATATGCATGACCAGATACCTTAATTTCGTTCTTTCGAACCATCACCTCAATCAATCCCGTTGCCTCCCATCATTTTGGCCCTCTGTCAAATAACAGAGAGCCTTTATATGCCTTAACCCTGGCCAGGGAGATTATAGGATCACCTCCGCACGATATTTAACCAGCGTGCCCTGAGTGACTCAGGAATATATTTCTTCCAATCCATATACTTCTGAGACGTTTCCGGTTCTGT